ACCAAGGCACTGCACACGGTCAGGGTACTTAGAGACCATCCACTGTTGAAAATACGTTTTTCCCTTACCACCATCTTCGTCAACGTAAAACATGATCTCGCGATCGTTAGCCTCCTCTTCCAGTTCCAAGCGCAAGCTCTCCTGCCAATCCAACAAATCACCATCACGGAGGACAGGGGAAGGAGCGCGGAGACGGGCTAGTTTCCCGACGTCAAGTCGCTTGAGGAGGGCAATCGGTTGCTCTGCTGCAATCTCGCGCTCCGACGGGGCTCGGCCGTTGTCGCGAATAAATTCGTCGATCCAGCTGACAATGCCCTCAAGGTCGGTACGTTTTCCTGCTGAGTCGGGGAAGGTTCCTCGCTCGACGTAATCTCCATCCTTCTTACAATATTCAGCTGCCTGGGCTGAAGTTCCAAGTGCACGCTCCCAGTGTCCACCACCGAGTTCGGCGACGATGGCCGTCCGGTGGCGAGCGTTCCGAAAGACGACAAAACCCTGGAGATGCGGGGTGCCGGTGGTGGGGGAGGTCTCGCGGCCGTAGACCAAGTAGACGCATTCAAGCGCCGAGAGGGCGACGATGGTTGCATCGGTATAGTTATTCCAGGTGAAGACCCAGCGCTTGGAGCGAACACGGTCTCCCATCGTCAAAAATGAGCAAAAAACACTCATAACACCTGACACCGAGGTTTGCTAGGTAATAATGAACTAGCAAACACGGGTGTTCCGTAATGATCGTCGGCACGATGTTGTCACAATAACAACATATATGCAATGTACCGCCGCAATTTCAAACGTAAACGGAGCTTCCGTAGGGGCCGACGTCGTGTCACCGCGAGAACAATGCTGCGTAGAAGAAGGTCCAGGAACCTCACGAAGAAGATTAAGAGGGTTATGTATAAAGAGGTGGAAACTAAGACGGTGGGTCAATGTACTACGCAGTTGTTCAATAGCAACGACTATAACGGGTTTCAAATCACCGATATCGCGCAGAGCTCAGCCCTCTCAGAGGAATGGAATAAGCGTTTCGGGCAACAATATATGTACTTGGGTACACGTTTCCGATTCGATTTCATCGCACAGCCGAGCCAAGGAGGATCGGTGATTAAGCCCATCCTCATAAGAGTAGTCGTCATTGAAGGAACAAAACAAAATCAAGCATTTGCGCCTGGAGTTGACGATAACATTTTCACCGACACCAACAGCGAACAGACGACATGGTCCTTAATCGCGGGTACACCAGCCACTATGTTTTATCCAATCGATAAAAAGAAGTACAAGACACACTACGATAAAATCCACACTTGCGGAACAGGAAGGAACTCCGCGAACGGCTGGGGTATCGACACGTGGCGATTTAAAATATGGCCCAAAGTGAAAATCAACTGTGAGCAGACGGCGAACGGTGACCTGGAACAAGACAGACAATTCTACTGTCTATACTGGATATATGACCCTAACTTAATTGGTGCAGCAGAAGGCGACACTGACTGTAAAGTAGGGTACTCTTGGAAGACATACTTCAAGGATCCTTAAGGTGGTCTCACCGGCGACCTCTCGCGCTCTGCGCTCGCTCGGACCGCTCCGCGGTCGCTGGGAAATCCAGAACCCAGACCCACCCTAACCCACATGTGTCTAACCCTACCGGTTGGCATTCATGTAACTAGCCCTACCTGAGGGCACATCTAAAGAGTTAAGCCCCGAACGGTCGGGAGTGAGAAAACACTCCCCACATACAATTTTCCTTATAGTGGGGTCAAAAATCATAATTACAATATAAAAATTTTTTGCATGTTGAAAAAAGCCTATAATTATATTTATAGGTTACATCATCCGAATCACGTAGCGATCCTGAGACATCTTAGACATATCGGGCATCTCGTTTGTGAAGACAACGACATGGGGCACTTTTGGAAGGACCTTCATAACACTCTGGTACTTAGTACTGAACACCATACGGTCCTTCAACTGCTCGAGCACAGTGAACTGCAGGAACTCCATGGCTCCTCTGGGCACATTGACAAAAAAAACGGTTTTGTCAGAATCAACGGCGAATGTCATGTCATCGCGTTTACCAACACCAAGGCACTGCACACGGTCAGGGTACTTAGAGACCATCCACTGTTGAAAATACGTTTTTCCCTTACCACCATCTTCGTCAACGTAAAACATGATCTCGCGATCGTTAGCCTCCTCTTCC